GGAGGCGTCCTTCTTGTTATTCAGTCAGAAACTGGAATCACTTTGCAAAGACAACGGAATAAGCATAACAAAACTTGCCGAAACGCTCGGATATTCAAGTTCAGCGGGGAACACATGGAGAAGATCAAAAGGACTTCCACGAAACAGCACCCTAAAAAAGATGGCAGACTATTTCGGGATGACGACTGACGAGCTGCTTGAAGGTGTCGGTGTTGAAATGCCGGTGGATTACGAAAGCGTCGATACCTCGGCATTCAATCAGCAGATTTGGCAGACCATACTCGCTCGGAATAACTATAACGAGCATAAGGCGATTGACGCCTACCTTAACTTCGAGAAGGCTCAGATGCAGGACGCCATGAACGGTAATGTAATCCACGATAATCACGGCGTGATCGGAAACGCCAGCGCACCCGTAAATATATCGAACGACGGAGCTACACTGTCAGCGCAGGAAACCGAACTCCTGAATGCTTTCCGCAAACTGGGCGTAATGGAGCAGGCGCAAATCCTTGTCAAGACGGCTGAACTGCTCCGCGAATCGAAAAAGTCATGACGGGACATGAATATGACGTGAGGACAACATGGATAACGTAAAAAGCACAGACACACTGAGCTCATCACGTGGATATGTAGTGTCGTACAAGAGCGGATTATTCTCGGGTGTTATTCCTAAGCCGGATACACCGAATTTTTATATGCGTGATTACGCATTTAACGCTACACAGCTTTTGATAGATGGGGTTCGTGTCGACCTCCTTAACCCGGAAAGCATCGGGCTAATTGACACGGGTATCAGCATAGCCGCATCATCTTCTTCGGTCGGCAGACTTGATAATGACCTTCGTTTTCAGGCATACCGTATACGAGAAGCTGGATACCATGAGCAGTCTGTCAGCGTTCTGAGAATTGCTCAAACAATGATGGAGCGGTATCTGCCATTCTGGAAACCTGACAGCTTTTTCTCACTTTCGGAATGGCTCTACGAAGACGGTCGTGACAGTGAAGCGGAGATTGCGTGCAAACACATCCGAGAGATAATCGAAGCTTATCTGAAGGCAGTCAAAGAGCAACAGGAGTACATCTGGGAAACGCAATTGCGCAACGCTGAACTGTTTGATGACGACTATGCTGTGCTGGACTACGTGCCCGCTTGTTGCGAAGAATGTGCGAAATATCGAAGCCGTGTCTATTCCTTGTCTGGGAAAGATAAGCGGCTTCCCGAGCTGCCCGAGATCGTCCGAAAAACTGGTAAAATACATGAGGGCTGCACCTGTTCATTTTCAATTGGTTCCTCAATCTGCGTATTAGTCGGTGTTGAGAATGATAAGCCCGTATATCTCAGGGGCGAAGAAGCAATTCGATATAGCAACCGTCCATTTGTTGATGACCGCACCGAGGATGAAAAAGCGCGGTTCACCGCATGGAAAGAAAAGCGGGACAGAGAGATCAAGGCGCAGAATGACATTTATGATGATTTCGAAAATCTGGTTCGGATACGCGGCAAAAACAGGCGTGCCTACAGTCTGGTCTGCAAATACCTTCCGGATATCGCGCCTAAATCAAGCAGTGCGTATGTCCGCATGAAAAATCAAAAGACGAAAAAGTATCTGCTCATTAAGGAGCGGATGGAAGAAAAGGGAATTGATATTGAGGTGTCGTAAAAATGAGCGTTGAAATCAACTTCAACACCCCGGAAAACAAAAAATCCGACCGCGACAAAATCGCAGTCGTTTATGCCCGCTACTCCTCACATTCGCAGACGGAGCAATCAATCGAGGGACAGCTTGCCGCCGCTCAGGCATACGCCGCGGCGCACGATTATACAATCGTCCACGAGTACGTCGACCGGGCAAAGAGCGGACGCACCGACAGCCGCGAACAGTTTCAAGCTATGCTACACGACACAGCCAAAAAACAGTTCGGTGTGATCCTCGTGTGGAAGGTCGACCGCTTCGGTCGGAACCGCGAGGAGCTGACGATCAATAAGCTGAAATGCAAGAAGAACGGCGTCCGCGTCGAGTACATCGCAGAGAAGATACCTGATTCACCGGAGGGCGTCATCCTCGAGAGCGTCCTCGAGGGCTTCGCGGAATACTACTCACTCCAGCTTTCCCAGAACATCCGCAGAGGACAGTCTGAGAGCGCCGAAAAGTGCCAGGTGCTGGGCGGGAATCGTCCGTTAGGGTACTTAACAGGACCTGACAAAAAATTCGTTGTAGACCCCTCTACGGCTCCCACAGTGCGTATGATATTCGATATGTATGCGGGAGGCAGCACAGCCCCGGAGATCATCCGTCACCTTAACGATCTCGGTCTGCGGACACGACGTGGAACGCCGTTCACAAAAAACAGCCTGTTCACCGTGCTGCGAAACGAGAAGTACATCGGAGTGTACAACTACAAGGACAAGAAGATCCCGGACGGCATACCGCGCATCATCGACGACGACACATTCTACAAGGTGCAGGAGCTGCTGAAAATAAATAAGCGCGCTCCGGCGAGCAAGTGGAGTCGCGCTGAGTATCTTCTCACGGATAAGTTGTTCTGTGGTAAGTGCGGCTCGCTGATGGCAGGCGAGAGTGGCACGAGCTGCACAGGAGCAAAGCATAACTATTACCTCTGCACAAAGCGTAAGCGCCAGGGAAAAATAGCCTGCGACAAGCGAGCTACACGGCAGGAAATAGTCGAGGGTGCAGTCCTGAACGCCGCGATAGCGCTCGTGAAAGACGACGAAGCGATCGACTTCATCACAGACTGCACGTGGGAGTATTACCAAAAACAGGATTTCACGCGAGCTGAGGTCGAGGCGCTTCAAAGAGAGCTGTCAAAGATCGAAACCGCGATCCAAAACTTGTTACGCGCTATTGAGATGGGCATTTTCAACGACGCGACGAAGGCTCGCATGGACGAGCTGACCGCACAGCAAAAAGAGCTGACGGCGGCTATCGCTGACAAAGAGCTCGCGTCCGGGTTCAAACTCACGAGAGATCATATAAAATTTTTCCTGAGTCAGTTCAAGAACAAAGATTACACAAACCCCGAATGTCAAAAACAATTAATCAAGACTTTTATCAACTCGGTGTATCTCTATGACGACCACCTCGACATAAATTTCAATTACAGTGGCAGTACACGAGCTGTTTCGCTGAAAGAATCGGAGGAGCACGGCGGCGACGAAAAGTTCGTCCGCTGTGCGTCAAGCTCCACCATAACGCACACAGCCGAACTATTTTGGTTCGCGAATGTGTTCCAGATCAAAATAAAACTGCCGGAGCGGGTATAACCTGCTTCGGCAGTTTTATTTTGATTTACTTTTGGTGGTCAAGAAAAACGATAGTCAGCGATACCGACGACTCGCTGAACACGTCATTGATTATGTCCATAACCGTATTCCAGTCACCGCCCGCGATCCCGCATCCCATATACCCCGGCAATGCGACCGTCAGCTTCGCGCTTTCGGCAAAGTTTCGAACACTCGTGAGGCATTCACGCATAGCATCGTAATCGGTCAGCACACCGGGAACCTCTTCGTCAAACTCGCGTTGGCAAAAGCAGTTTGCTACATACTGCCGCCCGGGTACAACTTTGCTATAAAATACCTTGCCGAGCGCGTTGCTGCCGTACTCTGCACAGAATTGCCGATACCGCTGAAACTCCGCCTCGCTCAGTAACTTATTTCGGATGGTCGCCGCAACACCGGCACCCATCACCCCGTAATAATTTGTCTGATGGCAAAGGATATTCGCGGGAGCAGTTAAAAGATCACCAAACATTTTCCGTACCATTTTCGATTCCTCCTGTTATTTCAGCTTATATTTTTCATCAAGCCGTTCAAATTCTTCCTCGATGTCAAGCCCATAATCTTCGAGCTTTTTCGTAAAAGCAAAATACGTCGCCCGTCGGTTCTCGTTCCTGAGCTGTTTCGGATTGCACTGCGGGTTGTCCTCCGGGCTTGCCCGTAGAAAGTCGTGCGCCTCTTTCCGTGCCCTGAAAACTTCCTCATACAGCCCGCGAAGCCGTCCGAGCCCGAAACCGTACTTCTCGTGCAGCACCCAGAGAAACAGCGCGTCGGTTTCGAGTTCGTATTCCTTGTTCGTCTCGATGATCTGCCGCAGAATCTCCGCCTTCGAAGCCGCCGCGCCCGCCGGATTCCGCTTTTCGAATGGAATTTTCGCTTTCATTCGTACCTCCTTTCCGCACCACTTACACCGCTTAGACAGCGCCCTCAAGAAGCGAAACCCCGGAGCCGGTCGGCGAGGCGAGATAAAACCCGCGATTTTCAAGAATCTTTTCGTACTCGGCTTCGCCTTGAAACGAGTTGACGACTTTTTTCTCGTCCGCGTCCATGTCTGAATATTTCTTCCTGCCATATGTCGGCGGGAGCCACCCGCGGTTCTGCGCGGCATAAATGTTAAACCGTTCAATCAGTTCCGGACAGTTAAACACCAGATGCACCGTGCCTTTCTTGTAAAAGGTCGCCGAGAAAAATTTGCACGGGATGTTCCGTGTTCTGCCCTCGTCAAAGCAGCGCGAGATCGTCTCGCCGAGATCAACGTCGGCAGTCATATTCCCGTCGAAGAAGTTCAGAATCTTCTCGATGTCGGACAGCACCTCAATTGCGTCGTACTTCCTCGGTTCGCCGGTATACTCGCTGAAAACCCCGCGGCAGGGGATAATTACCTTTTTGCCGATCTTCCATGCCGTGTTGGTCGCCCACCCGTCAAAGTAGTGCCGGTTCGCAGCGCATTCGGGCGACC